GAAGTAAATTTTTTTGCCATTCTAAAGTTTTTGTTTCTAATTTTTTTTCTTCTTCCAGTTTATCTGTTTCTATATTATCATCTTTTTTTAAAATCTCATCATTTAAACTATTATCCTTAATAAAAACTTGTTTATAATCATTAAGTCTATCCTTAAATTCTTCTAAGAAAGTCTTAGAAACTGTATCTTTTTGTTTTTCCTTATTTAATTCTTTTGGTATTTTTTTATACCCATTACCGATATTTTCTTTTATCTTTTGAAGATCTAATTTTAAAGACAACTCTTTTAGAATATTATTATTATCTTTTAAAACTTTTAATATTTCACTATTAATCTGTTTACTATCACTTGATTCCCTTTTTAATAAATTACGAAGATTAGAAAAATCAGAATTTTCAATAGTTTTTTGACTAGTTACCATTTAAGTAAACTCTCTATTTTTATTTTTAATTCTTATTTTTTCATTTTCCTCATTGATATAGTTTATTAACATTGCTATGTAAGTTTCTCTTTCCCATGGCAACATATTTTCTATTTCCGTTAATGAATATTTGTGATGATGCATTAAAGAAAAATTCATTCTAAAATAGTTTAATAGATTATCGTGAGAAAGACTTAGACGAAAAAACTTTGTAGGCCCTCTAGTTTTATTACATTATGTTTACCACACTTATCACAATCTGCTTCAACAGTATGTTCTAGTTTAGGCATAGTCACAAAAAATTCCTCTATTTTTTCAAATTGATTTTTAGTTAAATCATTAGTAAAATTATAAATTTCTTCATCGGTATGATCTTCAGTATACCAATATCCCCCATTTGTATCGTAAATGCCTTTTATACATTTTATAACTAGTTTAATTATTTCCTCTTGATCATTCTTTTGATAGGCATTTACTACTTCATCAAAAGTAGGATAACGCATTTCTATACCTATAGAACTAGTTAACTGTATTTTATTAGAATGATCTTTATTTTTTTTCACTTTAGCTTCTAATAAATTTAAAATGTAATCTATTTTATTTTCACATTCACAATTTATAATTAAATCTAAAGTTTCACCTATGGATTTAGCTCTTAGATTAATAAAAATATATTCTATATCAAAATTAGCTAAATCTTTTAGTTTTAGTTTATTAAATGTACAAGCATCGACCAATTCCTTTACTACTCTCAATATTTCATTATCTGTCACATCTTTTAATGTCATAAGAATTTTATGTTCCTTAACAAAAAAAGGTCTATAAACTATAGTTTGATTAGTAGAAGGTAAAACCAATTCATAAGTTGGTGTTTCTAATTTAGGTAAAGCCATATTATCTCCTAAGGCGCATTTATGTCAGAAAGATTAATAACAGGTGAAAAAGGTTTATCTATAGGTTTATTTTGTTCACTAATTTTTTGTATTAGTTGGCCTTGTTTCAAAGGGTACAGGGGGTTTAAATTTATCATTTGTATTAGTAATTATAGATTGGTATTCATTGGGTATTGAAGATGTCCAATATCTATAGGCAAACATAACATTTAATCTATGTGTTTGGTTTTGCGTATTATGATTTAAAGGCATTACATTTATAGATCTTGGAAATGCTTCATTTAAGTAACAACTATAAACTGCATTATTCTGTTCGTCTAGTTGATTTATTTCTATAATAGTGGCATATTCTTCTTGATAATTAATTAGATAAGTATTTTTAGTTACTACTGCATATGCCCATTCTTCGAAGAATCTTTTAACAAACATATTCCTATCTACATGAAAAGTCATGGATATTCCTTCACCACCATATTCTGCAGATACAGGTCTTTGAAAAGAAGGTCCAAAAATTTTATATGCTTTGGTACTAATAATTAAAGGTGGAAAATTTGTTTCCTCACATAATAAATTTACTATTTTTCCATGGGTTTTATATTGGGAATTTAATCCCAACGGCACTCCTATATTGACTTCAAATCTATTAGGTCTTGATAGACCTTTTCTTAAAACTTGGGACTTAAATTCATCTAAACTAAATTCTGCCATTAGTATTTTTTCCTTGAATCATTCCATACAGTTTGTTTATTTGCCCCCTCAAATCTTTCTACAGGTAAAAGCGCTGCAGTTAACCAGTTATTTATTGGTACTTCAAAAAATCTAGATTCCACATGGTCATTTAAATAATGTTTAACACATACTTTTACTGGTTCTAGTTTAGTTGATCTAATTAAAATTTTCCAAGTAATATTTAATCTAGAAGTTTCGTCCATATTGTCATTATTTAAATATTCAAATAAATAGCCTAATAATTTAAATCTAGTACCATAAGGCAAATAGTGTAGATTTAGAGCAAAAAATCCTTTTTGTACTTTTCTAAACGGTAGTATTAAAGGAAATCTATCATAGTAGGGTAGTATATTTTTAAATTTTGGATCATAAAAGAATAAGTACATTTTACCTGGCATAACTCTATTTACCAAAAATTCTTTTTGATTCATTATGGTTTGACCACCAAGTTGACCTAATTTACGCACCTGTGCTTGATACCATTGCACAGATTTTTCTACATTATTGGGGTCTATTTTAATATTTGTAAAAGATTTTTCAGCCATTATCTATATTTATTTTAGTTTTTATACCAAGTTCTTTTTCAGTAATTATAAGAAATTTCATTTTACGATCAATACAATATTCATTTGCAGCTTTCCATTTAGCTTCATTTATTCCATAATTAAATACTTCATCAATAAATTTTTTAGTTTTTATTTTGGGTACCATAGGAGGTTTAGTAAATCTCTCAGGTTTGATTTCTATTAAATACTTAAGTATTTTATTATTTTTATTTTTTATTTTAATATAAAAATCCACAAAATATCTATGGACTTTACCATCCAATGGTGAAATATAAGGTATAACTACAATTTCTGATCCCCACTCTATTATAGATGAATTTAAATCACACCATTTCATAAATCTAGCTTCCCAGAGGGATCTGTAAACAATATTAAGTATATCGCCCTTATATTTTTCACTATTAATAATTCTATATCTACCTTTATAAGTATTTTTATACATAATTTTGGAATAAATATTATTATATAACTATTTATAGGTAGACAATGTCATTAGGTAATCAAAGAATTGAAAAAGATGCTCGTGAACAAGAAAAGAAAATTAATAATTATAAGGAAAAAACTGGTGATATAATAGTCAATCAACCTGCATCTAAATATGATCTTAATATATTAAGATTCCCTGATAGATTAGGAAATGATCCCTCTCTACAACATTATGTTGTTTTTAATATAAATGTAAGAGGTAAATCTAAATATAATCCTAATAATAGATTATTTGAAATAACAAGAGATAATCAAGCAAGTTTAACTAGTGATGAATTAGCTAATGTAACTAAAGCAGGTACTGCTATAGCAGGTGCAGGATTAGGTTATGCAGCAGCCAGCAAATTTGTTAAAAGTTTACCATCTCCCAATACTACAGGTGGTCAAGTTGCAGATAAAGGTGTGAAAATAGTTGGTGCAGCTACAGGAGCAGCTGCTGGTAGTAAATTGGGTGATGTAATTAATTCTCAGGAACTAGTTAGACCTGATACTTCCTATAGAATATCTGACGTTATAGCTTTACATCTTGAAGAAAAACCATCAGTTAAATATTCTGCAGAATATTCCAATAAGGATTTAGGAACACTAGCAGGTATTTTGGGACAAACTGCTGGTGGAGATATTACTGATACGTTTAAAAATCTAGGGGAAATGTCTGGTGAAATAGCTGCGGCAGGATTTTTATTACTAGCAAAATTACCTTCTATTTTTGGTGCTACAGATATAAAATCTATAGTTAGTGCACAGAGTAAGACTAATTTAAATCCTTTTAGAGAAGTTATTTTTGAAGCAGTAAACTTTAGAACTTTTAGTTTTAGATATCGTTTAATGCCTAGAAATAAGAAAGAAAGTGAGGATATCTTTAAAATTATTAAATTGTTTAAATTTCATATGCACCCAGAATTATCTAAAGATAGATTATTTTTTGTTTATCCTGCAGAATTTCAAATTACTTATTTTTATCGTAATAGAGAAAATAAATATTTTCATAAATTTACACCTAGTGTATTAACAGATTTACAGGTAGATTATGGGGGAGAACAATTTACTTCTTTTAAAGATGGATCACCTGGCGAAGTTAATCTACAATTAACTTTTAGAGAAACTGAAATTCTTACTAAAGAATTAATAAATGAGGATTACTAATGTATTTTAGCAAATTTCCTTTGGATTTATATTCTCTAGATGATACCAAATCTTTACAACTAATAACAGATATTTTAAGAAGAGTAACTATACAAGAAGAAATAAAAAATAATAGTTCTGTCTTTGACGAATATGATATCAGGGAAGGAGATACTCCAGAAAGATTAGCTGATAAAATTTACGGAGATACCAATTACCATTGGATAATATTACATGTTAACGACATTATAGATCCTAGATTTGATTGGCCTCTTACTACTTATCAATTAGAACAAATGGTAAAATCTAAATATGGTATTAATAATGTACAAACTACTCATCACTACGAAAATGTTGAAGGTTATTGGGTAAATAATAATCAGTTTGCTACTGCTATTTCTAATTATGAATATGAGGAAAGATTAAATGAGGAGAAAAGGAGAATAAAAATATTAAAACCTAAATTTTTAACTGTTGTAGAAACAGAATTTGATAATAAAATAAAAGATGTCTGAAATTACTGTCCAAAGAGCGGGCGATGTTCTTATTGAATCTTTAACACTTATAAGTGATAACATTCGTGTAGATTTAGACGATTTTTTAATAGAATTAAATATCTATGAGGATATTTTTAGTAATTTTTTAAGGGGAGAAATGTCTTTATCAGATAGTTTTAATTTAATCCAAAAAATACCTATAAAAGGTGAGGAATTTTTGCTAGTTAAGTTAAGAACACCTACATTTCTTGATCCAAATTTTATAGAAAAAAAATTTAAAATAGTACAAATTACAGATAGAAAAATAGTTAAGGACAATAGTACTCAAATTTTTATTATTAATTTTGTCTCCGAAGAATTAATTAAAGATATTACGAAACCTATTTATCGTAGTTATGAGGACGATATAGAAAAGGTAGTAAATAAAATTTTTAAAGAATGTCTTTTTATAGATAAACCTTTAAAAATATTAACAGAAATAGAAAATAAAGTTAAATTTGTAAGTCCAGGATGGTCACCTTCTAAGTGTATAAATTGGTTAGCATCTAAATCTATACCTAAAAAAGATAAAGCATGTAATTTTTTATTTTTTGAAACTAATAAATTTTTTTACTATGTAAGTGCAGAAACTATTTTTAAAAAAAAGAAGATAGGTGACTATTCTTTTTCTTCAAGTAGTCTTTTTGATAAAAAAAATAGAGTTAATCGTGAATATTTTTTATCAGAAAATATTGATATGGTATCTACTTTAGATCAGATAAAAAATTATACTAATGGTTATCTTGCTAATAGATTAATTACTTTAGATGTTTTTAATAAAGTTTACGAATTAGTAGATTATGATCATACCTCATCATATGATAATTATAAACACACTAGTGAAGGTAAAGCTATACCTATTTTTTCAGAAAAAAGTTTAAAATCACCTCCCTCAAGTATAAGTTTTTATCCTATTAATCCAAAATTATATAATGATTTTAAAGATAATATAAGCGAAAAAATAAAAATTATACATGGAAATAGAAAATCTACATTATTGGAATTAACTAATCTTCGTTTAAACTTAAATGTACCTGGTAGAACAGATATAGAAGTTGGTTCAATGTTAAAATTTATTTTTCCTGAACTAGGACCTAGAGAGAATGCTAATTCTAAATATGAGGATAAATTATACACTGGTTTGTACATTATTACTGCAATAAGACATAAAATTACTAGATCTAAAACTGTTGAACATAGAATGATTATGGAAATAGTAAAAGATTCTTTTTCCTGAGGTACATATGAATATTTTTAATAAGGATGGTTTTATTTGGTGGATAGGTGTTGTTGAAGATAGATTCGACCCTGAAAAAATAGGTAGAGTTCGAGCTAGAATATATGGCTATCATACTGAGGACAAAACTTTATTACCTACAAAAGATTTGCCTTGGGCTATTCCTATTTTACCTATTACTTCAGCATCTTTATCAGGTATTGGATCCTCACCTCTAGGACCTATTGAAGGTTCTTGGGTTTTAGGGTTTTTTCTTGATGGCGCAGATATGCAACAACCTGCAATATTTGGTACTTTATCTACTAAAACTGGACCTGAAACTTTTACACAAAATAAAGAACCAGAATTAACTATAAATAGAAATGATGGGATATTGAAGGATTCCAAGGGACAACCTGTATTAGACGGAAATAATAATCCCATTAGAACAGGTGTACCTACTGTAGAAGGTTGGGAAATAGGACAAACTTCTGAAAAATACGAATCAGAAGGTAGGGGACCTGGTACTATTAACAATTATAATAATTCTGGAGATTTTGGTGGGGCCTCTTATGGTACTTATCAATTTGCTTCCTTTTTGCCCTCAACCTTGCCTGACGGTAAGTCAAGACCTAACTCTAAAACTTCACCATTAAAGGATTATTTGGCTTCATCAAAATTTAAAGATAAATTTGTAGGTCTTGATCCTGCTACATCTGCTTTTGATAATATGTGGAAATCTATAGCTTCACAAAGCCCTAAAGAGTTCGAAAAAGATCAACATGATTATGTTCAAGAAAAATTTTATAATGTAATGATATCTAATTTAAAAAGAAAAAATCTGGACTTAACTAATTTTGGACCTGCTGTTCAAGATTTAGTCTGGTCAACATCAGTTCAATTAGGTCCTAATAATACTAAAGTTTTTACTGTACCTTTAGAGGGTAAATCTCAGTTAACTGATAGAGATATAGTAGAATTAGTAGGTAATTATAAAATTAATAGTGTAGATGAATTTTTTAAATCTAGTTCTAATAGTATAAGAGCAGGTGTAAAAACTAGATGGACTTCTGAAAAAGCAGATTTACTTAAACTAATTAAAGCATGAGTAATACTTTAACAAAGATTATTGCTAGTACTTTAAATAGTACTGTACAAAAAACGTTAAAAAATTCAAAATTACCTGCTACTTCTGCTAGCATAATAACTTCTACAGTATCATCTTTAACAAATAATATTGCTAAAAATACTAATACTACAGTAAATAGTAAGGCGAATAAATCTGTAAACGATATTTCGAACAATTTAATTGGGAGATTTAATCCTGTAAATTTAGTTTCAAGTAATTTATCTGCTTCTTCTTTACAAAATATTTTAGTAAATAATGTGGGTGCCAATTTAAATAAAGATGTACGAGGTATAATTAATAAAAATGTGAACGAAATTTTAAGATTAAATTTACCTGCAGGAACATTTAATCCAATTTTTGGTCTTCTTAATAATACAATAAATAATTCTTTAAATTCGCAAGTAAGCAGATTAGTTAATGTCGCTTTAAATAATTATTCTACAGGTATATTTAGTAATGACATAACTGTACCGCCTGTAGTTTCCAATACAGATCAATTATTTGCTAGTGGAGATGCCGAAGAAGGAATAGAACTTTATACAGAACAGTATAACTCTGCTTTAGTTGGGGAATCCTTAAATGAATCTAATAATTTTGATGTTAAAAATGAAGATAATACAAAAAAGTTAGAAGTAACGAAAAAAGGATTTGTAGATCCTACTGCTACTTATCCCACAGAGGAATATAAAGGAAGACCAGATACTAATAAATTAGCTACAGGTGATGTACAAGGTACTGCAGTACAACTTAAAAATAAACAATTAATGGTTGGTGCCAAGTTACCTGGAGGTAAATCATGGTCACAACCTGAGTCACCTTATAAGGCACAGTATCCATATAATAAAGTTACTCAAACAGAACAGGGCCATATAATAGAAATAGATGATACTCCAGGAGCAGAACGTCTTCATATTTATCATCGAACAGGAACTTTTATAGAAATAGATTCCAATGGATCTTTTGTAAAACGCACTAAGGGTTCAGATTATGAAATAATTGATCGTAACGGATATATTTCAATTGCAGGTAAGGCAGATATTTCTATTAACGGTGCTTGTAATATTTACGTCGGTAATGATGCAAATATAGAAGTAGATGGTGATACTAATATTACTTGTCATAATGATATAACAGCACAAGCTGGCGGAAAACTTAATTTATCCGCTGTTGAAAGTTTAAGTATACGAAGTACTGACATATTTATAGAAGCAGATAAAGAACTTAATTTATTATCCAGTACTTTTACTAAAATTACATCAGATGTAATTCATGAAAGATCTAATTCCGCAAAATATATTACTACTAAGGATTTATTTGAAAAAGTACAAAGTAATAAATTTACAGAAGTTTCCAAAAATTTTCACAATAAAGTAGGAGGTAATTTTAATTTAGATACTGGCGGAATAGTAAATATAGGTAATGGATCATCTACTGGATCTCAGGAATCATTAAAGGCTAAAAATTCTTTAGCAGGTTTGTTATCAGGAAGAAAAGATATTACCATTGTGGATTTAACCGATCCTTTATTTTTAACAAAAAAAGATGAATTCGTTTTATCTGCAGAAGAACCTAGTGCATCGCCTCAGGAAATAGCAAATACTAAAAATAGAGCAGTATCTAGGGGAATAGTATCTAATGAAAAGTTTGAAGAAATTCCAGTGCCCCTTAAATCTGAATCTCCTAAAACAGAAAATTCTGCATTTATTCCTTCTTCAGAAAACATTAAACAACTTACAGAAGTTCCAGATAATTTTAATCTTTCTCCTAACTTTACTTTGGGTATGTTATCAACTAAATCAGCTGTTACTAAAAACAAATTAGTTGCCCAGGCAGGAAAAACATATGGTGAAATATTATTTAATTTAAGTGCTGTAGCTTTAAATATATGTGAACCTGTACTAAAATTATATCCCAATATGTATATTACTTCAGCATTTAGATTACAAAGTAGTTCTTCATCAACTTCTCAACATCCACTAGGTCAAGCAGTAGATATACAATTTAGGGGTATAAGTAAAAAAGATTATTATGAAATTGCTAGAGTATTGGCAACTAAACTTAATTACGATCAAATATTACTAGAATATGCATCCATTACCAACAATCCCTGGATACATATTTCATTAAATCCAGATAAAAGAAACCGTACTCAAATAATGACTTTTAATAATCATGCTAAATACTCTGATGGGTTAACTCAATTAGCATAACCATAAATAATTATATGAGTAAAATAAATAGAAATATTAGACTTTTTACAGATTTCAGTTTTGTATTTAACAAACATCCTACATCTTTTGATTTAGTTAAAAAAAATAATGATGATGCTGTAAAACAATCACTAAGAAATCTAATTTTAACTAAACATTATGAAAGACCCTTTCACCCTGAAATAGGTTGTCAAATCCATAGTTTATTATTTGAAAATTGGGATCCTATTTTGGAAAGAATAATGCAACAAACTATAATTGATCTGGTAAACAAATTTGAACCAAGAGTAAGACTTATAGATGTTAGAATAAATTCAAAACCTGATGAAAATAGTATAGAAATCACTTTAGAATACACTATAATTAATTCTGAAAAACCTATTACCTTTACAACTGCACTTTTAAGAGTAAGATAATGTCTAACCTAAGAATAGCAGAATTAGATTTTGATACAATTAAACAGAATCTTAAGACATTTCTTAAAAATCAAAGTGAATTTATCGACTATGATTTTGAAGGTTCTGCACTTTCCACTTTATTAGATATTTTAGCTTATAACACACATTACAATGCTTATTTAGCAAATATGACAATAAATGAAATGTTTCTCGATAGTGCAGTAAAAAGAACATCTGCTGTATCTATTGCTAAACATTTGGGTTATACACCGAGATCAATAAGAGGTGCTAAAGCTACTATTAATATTACTGTAAATAGTGTTTCTGGTTCGCCCTCTACTCTTACTTTAAGTAGATTTACTCCTTTTACAACTACTATAAATGGAGAATCTTTAACTTTTGTTAATCTCATACCTTATGTAATTTTTCCTGTAGATGGTGCCTATATTTTTAACGATGTAGAATTAACAGAAGGACAGAATTTCGAATTTAACTATACTGTATCTAATCCCGGTCCTGATGAAAAATATGAAATACCTAATACTAATATAGACACTTCTACCTTAAAAGTTATAGTACAAAATTCAGCAGCAGATACTACTCAAACAGTTTTTACTTTTTATGATGATTTGTCGACTGTTAAAAATAATTCTAAAGTATATTTTTTAGAAGAAAATCCTAACGGTAGATTCGAAATATTTTTTGGTGACGATGTTTTAGGTAAAAAATTATCCGCTGGAAATATTGTTATTTTACAATATCTTTTATCTAACGGTTCTAACGGTAATGTATCTAATTTATTAACACAAGAATTTTCTATTTCTGGTACTATAGAGGGCAATAGTAATTTAACTATAACTACTGTTAATAGCTCCAAAGGTGGCGCGGATAAGGAACTACTTAGTGAAATAAAATTTAATGCACCCAGATCTTATCTATCACAAAATAGAGCCATTACTGCTGACGATTATAAAAGTATTATCGCACAAAATCATCCAGAAATAGAATCTATTGCAGTCTGGGGCGGTGAAGACAATGATCCTCCTATTTATGGTAAAGTAATAATTTCTCTAAAACCATATCAAGGATTTGTAATATCCTCTTCTACTAAGGAATCTATAAAAAATATATTGTTAAATAGTAAAAGAAGTTTGGGCATTCAATCAGAATTTGTAGATCCAGAATTTATTTATGTTAATTTAGATGTAAAAACAAATTTTTTCTTAAATAAAACTACAGTAAGTACTTCAACCTTAATTTCACAGATTAGAACAGCAATAGAAAATTTCTTTAATTTAAATTTAAATAAATTTGATGAGGATTTTTATCTTTCTAAATTAATTACTAGTATTGATAACACAAGCACTGCTATTACAGGAACACTTATTAAAATTTCTTTACAGAAAAGATTAGAACCCACATTAAATATTACTAATTCTTTCGTGGGTTCAGATCTAATTAAAATGTATAATAAAATTAAACCTACTGGTATAACTTCCACTAGTTTTAATGTTATTTTTAATGAAGTTTCTACACCAGCAGTTATAGAGGATGTTCCTAACGAATCACCCCCAAATAATGAAGGAGCTGGTACTCTAGTACTTAAAAATGCTAACTCAGATGAAATTTTAAATACTAATATAGGATCAGTAAATTATTCCTCGGGAGACATTTCAATAAATTCTATAACTCCTATAGGATATTCTTCTGATCAAACTGATTTAAGAATAAACGCAGAGCTACAAGAAGAATCTTATAATATAACTGCTGATAGACAACAAGTTATAATATTAGATGATTCTACATTAAATTCTTTTGTTAATAGAAAATCTGGTTTAGTAATTAATATTGCCAATATTTTATAATGCCGACTACAAGAATAACTAAAAGAATATCTGATTTAGTTTCTACACAACTACCGGAACACGTTACCTCAGATTTTCCTATCTTTAGAACTTTTATAGAAAAATATTATAGTTATATAGAACAGGATCAAGAAGCACAGGAAATATTACAAAATGCTTTTTTATACTCTGATATAGATAAAACTATAAATTCTTTATT